GGTGTCATTTCGGTTTGCACCGTTGGAAACGGTTTGCAGCCTGCCGACTCAGGCTGCGCTTTAAGGAGAAGTAAATGAAACATCAATGGAACACAGGCCGAGGGTATGACGAACATGGGCAGCGCATGGTTGCCGAAGTACACGAGAAGGAGGTTATGTTCTCTGACCTGAGCCGACACATCAACGGCTCGATACTATTGGGCCACTATTTGAGTGGGCGGGACATAGACCCCTACACCCTTACGCAGCTAGTCATGACCAACTACGACCTCTGCAACTACAGCGGCAGCGGCACAACCCTTAAATGGGAGAAGTAAATGATCAAGATAACCATATCCAAAGGCGTGATCGAAACGTACGTCGATGTGATGCTAAACACTGTGCAGCGCGGTATAGACGGAACGCCCCCTAGTCGCGTTGCATGGGAAGGCATGCAAGAGATGCTCTGGCGCATCAAGCACTACATCGACCAAGGAGAAAGCAAATGACTGAGAAACACACGTTCATTGAGATGTACAACGCCAGCAACTACGACAGTTGGGAGCAGGCTTGGAAGTTCGGAGGAGTTTACATAACCACAGTGTTCAGTGTTGACGAGCCTCGGCATGGCGCTGGGTTTTCCATCATGGAGGATGTGCGCGATGCCATCGAGACAGCTTGCTGGATGATGAACAGCAACTGCGAGGTCAAGCACCGCACCCGCATCGGGCCAGTGGCCGACAACATCTATATCGACCAAGGAGAAGACAAATGAAAACAGATGAACTGACAGGTGCCGCCCTTGATTGGGCAGTGGCGAAGTGTGAGGGTGTAGAGATCATCGTGCGACAAGAAAATTGGGACTGGTACTCAAGCTCTTGGGAGCAAGGCGGCCCGATCATTGAGCGGGAGAAGATCGCAACAGCTTGGCACCTCACACGCTGGGTTGCATGGCGTGGCGTGATCGAACACCCCGGCCCAACACCCCTGATCGCAGCCATGCGCTGTTATGTAGCAAGCCGACTTGGCAATGACATTGAGATACCGGAGGAGCTGAATGTTTGACAGAGGAGACACCATCACGCGGGTAGTGTTCCTACTCGCGCTTATCGTAGTAGCGCTTGATTTACTTTACTGGAGGCCGTTATGAGGGGGGGGAAACCCCTTACAAAAAAGAGTGAACACTAACATGTCTAATAGTGGACAATACCCGATTTCAATCAAGGAGAAAACAATGCCAGATATGAAGACCGCACTGCATGCCGTGCTGAACGAGTGGGAAAAAGCCGAGACTCCCCTATCAACATCTTCTCAGGAGCAAGCTGCATCCGCCAAGCAAAGGCACTACTTCCAACCCACAGTGGGGGTGTCGCAAGCATCGTTCAACTATGTCAGAGACAACCCCTACACAACCGCAACGCAAGCCGTGCAAGCGCTGGAGAAGCAAGGGTTCAAGAAAAGCTCGCTGACCTCGCTGTACACGCAGATGATTAGGCAAGGACACTTGAGCAGAGACAAGGACGGCAAGCTGACGGCGCTCATTCCAGAGTTCCGTCCACTGAAGGCAACGGCCACCATACGCAACATGGGAGCGTTGCTGAGAAAGAAGCTGGCCAATACGAAAGCCCCCACCAAAGCAGACCCACCGCCACGCCAACCAGCGAAAGTGAACATCGACATCGCGGCCATCAAGAAGCAAAACGGGATACGCGCAGGGATAGCTACGCTCAACGCGTCCCATGCCCAAGCTGCCCCCGCGCCGACACTTCTCACGGCCAAGCAGGTGTTGGAGACGCTCAGTATCAAGGAAGCGCACATGCTGTACCGCGAATTGCAAACAATGTTTGGAGGTTGATATGTGGAAATATATGTGGACCGAATTGAGGTTGATGCTCAAGACCGTGACGCCGACACAAGCCGTTACGCACGAGTTGATGCACGCCGAGCATGAATTGTTGAAGGCTGAATCAGGGGTCGAATATGCACAAGCGCTGGTGACTTACAACAAGCAACGAGTCAAGCGCCTGAAGGCGTACTTGGGCAAGACCGAGGAGGCAGCATGACAAGGATGTGCGACACGGGTTATCGTGAATGCCCACGCCAGCCGACTTGCGGCATGGACTGCCACTTCACCACGGCAGAGCTTGAGCCAGAGACGCGCAAGGTCAAGCCGTATCCCGTCGTACCCGCCGACATCGACCCAGTGCCAGAAACATGGCACAGGATTGGAGCGTTCATGCTTTGGTCTATTTTTACAGTGCTGGCAGTGATCTGCCTTGGACTGTTCTTTACTGGCGCTTGGATTTGGAGTCTGCTGATATGACGATATACGACACAGAAATGCTCAAGATGCTTACCTCCCCCAAATATGTTGGCGGCTACCGCATGGGCGAAATTACCTTCAACCTGACCAAAAAACCCCTCTGGATTCACCGCATGGGTGTGCGTCTGGTGCTGGGCTGGAAGTGGGTGGACGCATGAAAACAATCATTGAGATGGCCCGTGAGGCTGGCATGGTTGTGATTGATGACGAATACAGCCTGTTGCCGTTTCTCAAGCGCTTTGAAGCCCTTGTCCGTGCTGATGAGCGTGAAGAGTGTGCAAAACACTGCGAGGGAATTAACAGTTTGGAAGATTATTATGGCGACCGACCTGAGTTAGCTTGTGCAGAATCCATCCGAGCAAGGGGGAACACATGACACAAGAAGACATCATCCGCATGGCGCGTGAGGCGAATGCAAGTTTTGAAACAGCCGAATCTATGTTTAAGTTTGCCGCCCTTGTCGCAGCAGCAGAGCGTGAGGCGTGTGCGAAGCTGGCTGACGAATACATAGAGGGGTGTGAAGGGACAAATTTAGGTGTAGGCAAAGCCATTCGAGCGAGGGGGAACACATGAACAAGCGCATGAAAGACATGAGCGAAGCAGACAGAGAGTTCGCTCGACAAGCGTGGGTAGAGAACGACTGGGACGGGTATGTGAACTTGCCAAAGCTCATTGAGCTTGTCCGTGCTGATGAGCGTGAGGCGTGTGCTCAGTTAATTGAGAGTTTGTTTATCCCTGACGATGCCGTGAGCGAGTTCATTGCCGAAGCAATCCGAGCAAGGGGACAAGCATGACTGACCAAAAGAAACTTATAGACAGCTTTGTGGAGGACTTGCTCAACACAATCCACAAATACGATGACACCCTGTACTCGGCAACCGTGGTTGGCTGCTTGGAGTTTGTTAAACAGCAACTGATTGATGAAGCAAAGGAGGACGAGCATGACTGACCCTCAACTTCTGATATTGACGGGAATCATCTGGATAGCTCCACACTGTGACAGGGTTTACTGCATTACTGTTGGCTGCGTCTTTCTTATTGCGGCTGCTTGCCAAGGATTGGGGTGGATATGACCAAAGAAACAGAAGCACTGAAGCTGGCGCTGGAGGCGCTGGAAAACGGAATGAAGTTTGTCTGGACTGACCCCGAGCGTGAAGCGGGCTTTGTTGCAATTGATGCCATTAAAGCAGCCTTGGCACAGCCAGCGCAGAAGGATGCTGCACGCTACCAACACATCAAGGGTATGGCCCGTGCAATGTCGCTGGACATGGGTGGCAATCATTACTGGCACATGAGTCTGCGAGACATTCGCGGCCCGAACTTGGATGAAGCAATTGACCGAGCCATTGAAGCCGAACTCAAGGAGAAGAACACATGAAGCCATGCCTGAAATGTATTTATTTACAAAAACAACGCACCAAGCACACCGTCATTCTGATGTGCGCCGTCATCGAAAAGCCCTGCGTCAAGTCGCTTACGCCAGAGGGGACGTGCGAACAATTTAAAGAAACGCAGCCCAAGGAGAAGAAGAAATGATTGACGATGACGATGACACACAGGTCTACAAGAAGCCGTGGGTAAACCTGAGTGATTCACAACTAGAAGCGATCTACTACGAGGTGGTAGCGGAACACCGAGGTGCGCCTATGCCTTGGGGACAAGTGGTGTTTGCAAAGGCGGTGCAAGCCATGTTGAGGGAGTTGAACACATGAGAGTGCTACGCAGAAACGGTAACGACCTGAACTGGCAAGCCAAACTGAAGTCTGAGTGGGACAGAGATGACCATCTCCACAAGAATGCGATGCGTAGGCTTGCAAGAGACATTTTTGAGTTGGCTGTGACGCGCGACTATTACATTGACCGCGAGACCATGCTCAAGATGTACGACCACTACATGTTGTATGACCCGAATGTAGTGCCGCAGTGGAGACAAAACGAAGCTGCGTTGCTTGAAAAAATTATGGAGAGCACATGAAAAAACAGAAGCCACTGAACGAGCAGTTTGGATTGTCCGTAGAGGAAACGCTCAACCGTTTAATCTGGCTTGGTCAAACTATGCGCTGGTACGAAGAAGAGCACGGAGAAAAGCTGGACGCCAAAATTCTTTCAGCCGTGCTGAACGCCAACTCATGGCCCGAAGAGGAGAACACATGACCAGACCTACAACCGCCCGTGAATGGTGGCTGCAAGAGCGTGAGAACCAGCTTGACCTTGCCAAACTTTTCTACGGCCGCTTTGGGAACAAGTCCGCAACCATGTGGCACTGCCTGTTTGCATGGGCAACACCGGACATCTGGCGTGACCCTGAACCAAGGAGAAGAACACTTGAAATGCCCAACCTGTAACGAGTGGACGACAGTCGAACAGACAAAGAACTTGGGCGGCTTTGTAGAGCGCAGACGCAGATGCGCTAACGACCACACATTCACAACCGAAGAGCGGGTAATCCCCGACAAGAAGCGCGGACGCCCAAAGAAAACCAAGGAGAAAGTAGATGACAATAGCCACCCTGTCCCGTTATGACCCCATCAAAGGATGTTTTGTTTTGAAAGATTTAAACCCCAAGCCCCCCGCCAATGCGTTCGAGTGGAAGCGCTATGTTGTAGAAGAAGCAAGCAGGCGCGGCGACAAGCCCGTCACACAGGACATGACTTACAAACGCAGCACAATGTCAACCAAGACTGTTGAGAGAGTGCGTGAGACTAACCCGAACTACGGCACCGTGCCGTTCACCACCAAGACAGAAGCCCTGATCGCGCTGAAGCCCAAGCAGTTCACCATTTACAGCAAAGCACAACGAGCTAAAGGAGTAGCCCAATGAAAGCAGACGAAGTACAGGTCAGTGGTAGCCACTACAAGGACATGCCCATCCAGCCGTGGGCGCTGATGGAAGCGGTGCTTACCCCAGAGGAGTTCCAAGGATTTCTCAAGGGCAACATCATCAAGTACGCCATGCGTGCTGGCCGTAAGGACGGCAGCGATGACGCAGGCAAGGCCAAGCACTATATGCAAAAACTCAAAGAAGTGATCTGATGGCACAAACCCCCGAAGGCAAAGTCAAGGCAGCAGTGCGTAAGCTGCTGGTTGAGTTCGGTATCTATTACTTCTCGCCTGCGGCCAATGGCTACGGGCGTGCGGGGATACCGGACATCATCTGCTGCTTCGGGGGGCGCTTCATTGCCATCGAGTGCAAGGCAGGTAAGGGAGTCACCACGGCCCTGCAAGACAGGGAGCTAGCCGCCATCCGCACAGCAGGGGGCATGACGATGGTGGTCAACGAAACAAACATACAGGAACTAAGGGAGAAGCTGCAATGGATGAGATGACACGAGAAGAAATTGACAGAGCAATCGGGGAGCTGGACGAAGCCGAGCGGGAATACCTCAAGCTCCTCATCAGCCGCATAGTGCGCTGCTTTGTAGATGACGACCACGAGGCGGTGCTGCTGTTCGGCAGGGACAACACCAACCAGATCGCAATGTGTACCGTTAACTGTGACGAGATACCCGCTGCCAACATGATTAACTACGCACACAACCTGACGTCGTTCATGGCCACAGTAGGCGCACCACCCAAGGAGAAATTTAATTGAGCGCCCCCTACGACCAGATAGTAAGCATTGACTTTGAGACAGTGTGGGACCGCAAGACCGGCTACTCACTGTCCATGATGACAACCGAGGAGTACATACGCCATGAGAGATTCCACGCGTTCGGAGCTTGCGTCCATGTATACGGAAGCGATGAGCCAATTGAGTGGGTACGAGGACGAGACCTATCTGAGTACCTTCAGCAGTACGACTGGGGACGAACCGCCATCCTTGCTCATAACGCACAGTTCGACGTATCCATCCTTGGATGGGAGTACGACACCCACCCCTGTTTCATCTTCGATACCCTGTCAATGGCGCGAGCTTTGCGTGGCGTTGAGGTTGGCAACAGTCTCGCCCGACTTGCAGCAGCTTTTGGTCTTCCCGCCAAAGGGACCGCCGTATACAGTACCGATGGTCTGGCCGAGCTGGACGCGAACATGGAACATGAACTTGCAGAGTATTGCAAACACGACGTATATCTATGCGAACAAATCTTCCAACGGCTATCACGAGGCTACCCAGCGAAGGAACTTAGGCTTATAGACATGACGCTCAAGATGTACACGAACCCGGTGCTACAACTTGACAGCGCCATGCTGGTTGACGCACTACATGAAGAAAAGGAAAAACGTGAAGCACTACTACATCGGCTCGGCGTGGACGAGGCTGTACTGGCATCGAACCCTAAATTTGCAGAAGCACTGGAAGCGCTCGGCATACCGCCGCCGCGCAAAATCAGTAAGACAACCGGCAAGAGCACGCTTGCTCTCGCTAAAAATGACGCTATGTTCCAAGCCCTCCTCAACGGAGCCAATGAAGACGTGGCGCATCTATGCGAAGCGAGACTGGCGGTCAAATCAACTACTGAACGTACGCGTGCTCAGCGGTTCCTCGACATCAGCAAGCGCGGAGCGCTGCCGGTCCCGCTCAGCTATTACGGGGCCAGCACGGGTAGGTGGACGGCCAGCAAAGGCAGCGCCATCAATATGCAGAACCTCAAACGAGGCTCGTTCCTACGCAAAGCAATTATGGCTCCCGAGGGGCACCAGCTCGTCGTGGGGGACTTATCGCAGATTGAACCGCGAGTCCTCGCGTGGCTTTCGGATTACGGGAATATGCTCGACATCTTCAGCGCAGGGGGTGACCCTTATGCCGCTTTCGGCTCCCAGATGTTTAACATTCCCGGGCTTACCAAGGAGTCGCATCCAGACCTTCGTCAGTCTGCTAAATCGGCCCTACTCGGGTGCGGCTATGGTCTTGGCTGGGCATCGTTTGCGGCTCAGCTACTCGTCGGTTTCCTTGGGGCACCGCCGGTCAGGTACACCAAGGAGTTCGCCAAGACGCTTGGAGTGACTGCCGAGACCGCCGAGAAGTTCTTGGACTGGGATGACAACCTCAAGAAGCTCGAAGAGATACCGCACATCTGCACCATGACGGAGTTGGTCATCCACTGTCTCGCGGCCAAGGCCATCATCGACAAGTACCGCCTGACTGCCGAGCCTGTGGTGGCGCTGTGGAACATGTTCGGGCACCTGATCCAGTACAGCCTGTACGAAGGCAAGGAGTACACCCACAAGTGCGTGACCTTCAAGAAGGGGGAGATCGTGCTGCCCTCTGGCATGAGCCTGCTATATCCTGACCTGAAACCGGGGAAAGATGAAAAAGGCAGGTTGCAGTGGACATACGGCGCAGATGAGACTAAACTGTATGCAGGAAAAATAACCAACAATGTCACGCAGGGCGTAGCGAGATGCGTGATGACTGATGGGATGCTGAGAACCGCGAAGAGGTACTTCGTGGCTGGAACCGTGCATGACGAGCAGATTGCTGTTGTGCCTGATGAGGACGTTGCTGACGCTAAAACATGGGTTTTGGCGCAGATGACTATGGAGCCGAAGTACATGCCGGGCATACCACTGGCCGCTGACGGAGGCGCACACAAGCGTTATGGCTTGGCGAAGAATTAAAGGAGAAGCAGATGAAGAGACCGTACCACAAGCAAGATAAGGACGAGGTGTTTGAAACCATAATTCGTTGGAGCCTAAACGAGTACGACGATGACGAAGCCGAAGTCGATATTGGAGACGCAATGCACGTTTACTTTGACAAAGCAGGGCCGAGACATTGGTGTGAAGTGCGAGATGAAGCGCGACTTTTTGCGGCGCGTTTATATGAACCCGAGGATTTTGAAGAGGGCTCCCCGATTGACAGCCTTCTGACGGCTACGGCTGCACAAGCGGCGGACGGTGTTTGGCAAACGGTTGCCGAAGCGTTCGGGCTGAACAAAGAATACGTCGAGCTTGTGATGGCACACTGGCACGAAAGAGAACAAGGTGAGCCGATTCCAGAGCCCGCCATTTCGTGGGAGGAGTTTATGCGCCGCTACGAAACCGAGAAAGCCGAGTGGGAGGCCGACGCAGCCACCTTTGCTAAGGGTGGGTTGGATGCGCTATTCAAAGAATTCTTAGAAAGCAAGGAGAAGTAATGGCAGTAATCAAAGCACCCATACCGCGCAAGGTGCGCGTGGGTAACAAGCAGTATTCAATCGAGATCGTGGAGGCCATGCTTGAGAAGAGAGTCATGGGACGCATCAGCTACACGGCGCAGACAATCAAGCTGGGCAGGCGCAGTAATGTGACGCACAAACCATTCGCACCGACGCAAGTACAGGAGTCGTTCTGGCACGAAGTAACCCACGCAATCCTGCACGACATGGGGCGTGACACGCTGAACCGAGACGAGAAGTTTGTTACCGAGTTTGCACACCGGCTTACCAAGGCCATTAACTCAGCGAGATTTTGAATGACCAAACCAGTAACGTGGAGCCACAGCTCCCTCAAGGACTACGAGGGCTGCGCCCGCCGCTACCACGAAGTCAAGATTCTCAAGAAGTACCCGTTCGTTGAGACTGAGGCAACGCGCTACGGAACGATACTGCACAAGGCCGCAGAAGAGTACGTGGCTGACGGCACGCCCATCCCCCCTGAGTTCGAGTACGTCAAGGACACGCTCGATGCGCTGCTCGCCAAGCCCGGGCGCAAGATAGCCGAGCTTCAGATGGCGCTGACTCAGGACTTGCGGGTGTGCGATTGGAAGTCCAAAGACGCATGGGCGCGGGGTATTGCCGACTTGCTCATCATCGACGACGAGAACATGACAGCGTGGGTCGTGGACTACAAGACGGGCAACGACAAGTACCCAGACCGCGACCAGCTACGCCTCATGTCATTGATGGTGTTCAAGCACTTCCCGCACATACGCAAGGTTAACTCTGCGCTTTTGTTTGTGGTCAAGAACTCGATGGTCAAGCACAGCATGACGGTTGACGAAGCCGAAGCTGAGTGGTGGCGCTATCGGGAGCGAGTCGCTAAGATTGAGGCGTCAGTAGCAAACAATGTGTGGAACCCCACACGAACCCCGCTCTGCGGCTGGTGCCCCTGCGCTGGCTGCGAGTTCAACACTAAGAGGTAAATCATGGCAACCAGAGACTACAAGAAAGAGTACAAGCGCGATTTAGAAACCGGCAAGTCCGGCCCTAGTTCAGACCAACACGAACGCCAGAAGGCACGGCGGGCGTACGACAAGAAGGGCGTAGACCGCGCAGGCAAGGACATCGACCACATCAAGCCCCTGCGCAAAGGTGGCAAGACCATACCGGGCAACACGCGACTACGCAGCAAGAGCGCCAATCAAGGCGACAACAAATAAGAACATGGAGAAGCAATGGAAATCATCGAGAACAAGGCGCTGCTCTTGCGTACGCGCAGCCCTGAGAAGTATCGGGTAATTCCGAGAAGCAAGGTAGTTGAAGAGCACGATGACGGATCAAGTTCGGTAGCAGTTTTCTGGGGGTTGGATGAAGTCAGAGTTCTCAAGAACCTCGGCGTCAAGAACTTGCCATCGCCAATCACACGCAACTACGACTGGCCCGGGCGCTACACGCCGATGGAGCACCAGATCGAGACGGCATCGTTCCTGACGCTTAACCGCAAGGCGTTCGTGTTCAGTGAACCCGGCACAGGCAAGACGCTCAGTGCGCTGTGGGCGGCTGACTATCTGATGCAGCGTGGGGAGATCAGGCGCGTGCTTATCCTGTGCCCGTTGTCGATCATGCAGTCCGCTTGGATGGGAGACATCAGCAACAGCGTCATCCACCGCTCGGCCATCATTGCCCACCACCCGCAAGCATCGCGCCGCATCGAGATGATCCAGAAGAACTACGAGATCGTCATCACCAACTACGAGGGCTTGAACCTGATCGCCAGTGAGATCGTGGCCAACGGCAAGTTTGATCTGGTCATCGTTGATGAGGCCAATGCGTACAAGACCATGAGCACCAAGCGCTGGAAGTCCCTATCAACAATCATCAAGCCCCAGACTTTTTTGTGGATGATGACGGGAACTCCTGCGTCTCAGTCTCCGGTCGATGCGTATGGCTTGGCCAAGCTGGTGAACCCGGAGGGTGTTCCGAAGTTCTTCACAGCATGGCGCGACAAAGTGATGAACAAGATCACCATGTTCAAGTGGGCACCGAAGCCTGACGCAAAGAACCTCGTGCATGAGGCGCTGCAACCGGCCATCAGGTTCACCAAGGCGCAGTGTCTGGACTTGCCACCGGTCGTTACCGTGACGCGTGAAGTGGCGCTCACACCGCAGCAGGCCAAGTACTACAACTTGCTCAAGGACAGCATGATGATCCATGCGGCGGGGGAAACAATCAGCGCGGTCAATGCCGCAGCTAGCGTGTCCAAGCTGCTCCAGATCAGTTGTGGTGCGGCCTACACGGACGACCACGAGGTAGTAGAGTTTGATGCCAGCCCAAGGCTTAGCGTCATTGAAGAAATCCTTGAGGAGACTGACCGCAAGGTTCTGATCTTCGCGCTGTTCCGCTCCAGCATTGACGCGCTGCACACGCACCTGCTCAAGAAGGGCATCAGCGCGGAGTGCATACACGGCGGCGTTACAGCGCCCAAGCGTGCTGACATCATCAAGCGCTTTCAAACCGAAGCCAACCCGCGAGTCCTTGTGATGCAACCGCAGGCATCGGCACACGGGATTACCCTAACTGCTGCGGACACTGTGGTGTTCTACGGACCGTTGATGTCTGTTGAGCAGTACGTGCAGTGCATTGCACGCGCTGACAGGAAGGGTCAGAACTCTGACAAGGTGACGGTCATTCACATCGAGGGTAGCCCCATCGAGAAGAAGATGTTCAAAGCCTTGCAAAGTAATGTAAGCAGTCACTCACTTTTGACTGAGATGTTCAACATGGAAATTAAAAAATAAAGGAGTTGCAAAGACCAGAAACCTGTGTACACTGTCCAACCTTAGACAAACAAAAATAGGAGAAGCCCATGACTACAACAGTCATACCACTCGACAAGTTAGCGAAGGTCTACCGAAAGATTCGCAGCGAAATCGAAACCCTGACCAGAGAGTACGACACGAAAGTGGAGTTGCTCAAGGCTACGCAAGACGACATCAAGCATGCAATGAAAGACCAGATGCAAGCGCTTGGTGTCACATCCGT